GCCATTTTTCGAGCCACTAATCACCCGAACTGTGAAGCTGACCCAATTAGTGGCTTCACTCTCTGTGACATCACACTGCGTGACGGGGGTCGGTCATGATCGCTGACAAGATCCGCGAAGAGCTTGACAATCTCCGCGTGACCTCGGTGTCTCCCGGCATGGCCGCCGTAGCGATCCAGCTTGCCGAGGTACTGGACAACCTCGGCTCCGGTGACGCTCCGACATCACAGGCCATGGTCGCCGACAAGCTGGCCGCCATCATGACCAAGCTTCGCGGCCTCGCGCCGCCCGCGATGGAGGGGGACACCGTCGATGAACTCACTGATCGACGGGCCAAGCGTCTTGGCGCCTGAGCGCCCCTTCGGCGCACAGCGTCCGCGGGTGTTCACCGCGCCCTCGTACACCTCGTCAGCGGGCCAGGAGGCCGTGGAACTGGCCGCGCACGCGGGTCTGGTGCTGGACGACTGGCAGCAGCACGCCCTCCACGTGGGTCTGGGCGAGCGTGCGGACGGCTCGTGGTCGGCGTTCGAGGTTGCGGTGAACGTGCCGAGGCAGAACGGGAAGGGCGGGATCATCGAGGCCCGTGAGCTGGCGGGCCTGTTCCTCCTCGGCGAACGCCTGATCCTGCACTCGGCCCATGAGTTCAAGACGAGCATCGAGGCGTTCCGGCGCATCGTCGCGCTGGTCACGAACACGGACGGGCTGCGTAAGCGTGTGAAGGCGATCCGCCGGACGACTGGCGAGGAAGCCATCGAGCTCCTGAACGGCCAGCGGCTCCGCTTCCTGGCCCGCTCCGGAGGCTCAGGCCGCGGCTTCACCGGCAACTGCAACATCCTCGACGAGGACATGATCCTTGGTGACGACGCCATGGGCGCCCTGATGCCGACCATGGCCGCGGTGAAGGACCCGCAGGTCTGGTACTTCGGCAGCGCCGGTATCGGCTCTCCGTCGCAGCAGCTGGCCCGCCTGCGCCGCCGCGCACTCACGGCCGTGGAGAACGGGGAGCCGGACCCGTCGCTGGCGTACATGGAGTGGAGCATCGCCCCGCACGTGAGGGAGTGCCCGCCCGGGTGCACCGACCATGATGACCCGCTGTCACCACTGTCTGTGGCCAAGGCCAATCCCGCCTTGGGCTACCGGCTGACGCTGGAGCACACGGAGCGGGAGCGGCTGACGATGTCGGCTGAGATCTTCGCGCGTGAGCGGCTCGGTGTCGGCGACTACCCGACGGACGGGGAGGACACGTGGCGGGTCATCGACGAGGACGTGTGGCGGGCCCTGGCGGACGGTACGAGCTCGATGGCTGACCCGGTGAGCTTCGCTGTGGACGTGACGCCGGAGCGGTCGCACGCGGCGATCTGTGCGGCCGGGCGATCCGGTGAGGCGGTCCACGTGGAGGTCGTCGACCACCGGCCGGGTACCGGCTGGGTGGTGGAGCGGCTCGTGGAGCTGGTGGAGAAGTGGGAGCCGTGTGCGGTCGTCATCGACCCGGGCGGCCCGGCCGGTTCGCTGATCCCCGCGGTGCGTAAGGAGCTGGAGCTCCTCGGCCTGCCGGACCTCCTGATCGAACCGAAGACCCGTGAGATCGCTGGGGCGTCCGGCCAGTTCTTCGACGCGGTCGCCTCCCAGGCGATCGTGCACCTCGACCAGGCCCCACTGTCCACGGCGCTCGCCGGGGCAGACAAGCGCCCTGTGGGCGACGGGTGGGCGTGGGCGCGGCGCGGGGTGTCCGTGGACATCAGCCCGCTGGTGGGCTGCACGCTCGCCGTGTGGGGCCACGCGGAGCGAGCGGACGTCGAGCCGGAAGGGGCGCCGAACCTGTGGTGAACGCCGGTCTGTTCGTGCTGGAGGTCCTCTTCGTACTCGCTGTCGTGGCGGGCGTGGGCATGTGGTCGGTCCCGGCCGCGCTGATCCTGGCCGGCGTCCTCGGGGTGCTGGCCGTCGAACGTGAGCAAGGACGACGGAAGGGGACCACATCGTGAGCCTCTTCGGGATGTTCGAGCGTCGGGCCACGGTGGAGAACCCGGCGACGCCTCTGACGGCGTCGTCGCTGTCCGCGCTGCTGGGTGGTGGGGCGCCGGTGGAGGCGGGCGTCACGGTCACGGAGACGGGCGCCCTGGCGATGCCTGCGGTGTGGCGGGCGGTGTCCGTGGTGGCGAACGTGTCCGCGTCGCTGCCGCTGCATACGTACACGGTGGGCACGAAGGACCGGGCCGAGGTCGCGCTCCTGGAGGACCCCCACCCCGAGCTGACCCGCTTCGAGCTGTGGCGGCTGGTGTACGTGCACCGCCTGCTGTGGGGCAACGCCTACCTGCAGAAGGTGACCAACGGCGGCGGGCAGGTCGTGCAGTTGTGGCCGATCCGCCCAGACCGGGTGAAGGTCGACAAGGAACAGCCCAGCGAGGACAACCCGTCCGGCAAGGTGTTCTGGATCCAGACGGAGACCGGCGGTCGGGTGCGGCGGACGTCGAAGGAGATCCTGCATCTGCCCGCGCTGGGGTACGACGGGATCACTGGGTGCTCGCCGATCCGTGCGGCTGCGCAGGGCATCGGGCTGGGTATCGCTGCGGAGCGTGCCGCGGGGCGGCTGTACGGGTCCGGGAACATGATCTCTGGTGTGCTGCAGACCGAGCAGCGGCTGAAGCCGGAGCAGGCGGCGGCGCTCAAGGCCGGGTGGAAGGCGCGGTACGGCGGCAGCCAGGCGGCCCACGACGTGGCCGTCCTCGACTCCGGGGCCAGCTTCCACCCGGTGACGATGCCGTACAAGGACAGTCAGTTCCTGGAGTCCCGCATGTTCCAGGTGACCGAGGTATCCCGCATGTTCGGCGTCCCGCCGTTCCTGCTGATGTCCACCGAGAAGAGCACGTCGTGGGGTACGGGGCTGGAGCAGCAGGCGCAGGGCTTCGTGACGTGGGACCTCGCGCCGACGTGGCTGACGCCGACAGAGCAGCGCGTCACGAAGGAACTGCTACCCAAGTCGCTGTACGCCAAGTACCAGCTCGGCGGGCTGCTGCGCGGCGACAGTGCAGCGCGCGCCACGTTCTACCGGGCGATGCGCGACACGGGCGCGTTCAGCGCGAACAACATCCTCAGCCTGGAAGACCTGCCGCCCATCGAGGGGCCCGAGGGCGACATGCGCCTTCAGCCGCTGTATATGGCGCCGCTGGGCTACGACCCGAGCGTCAAGGCGCCGGCGGACCTGCCGCCGGACGCGGACCGTGCGGCGCGCGCCGCCGACCATCTCGCCAAGGCGGCGGCCCTCATGGCGCCGGAGACGAAGGAGGGCAGCGATGCCGAAGACGACTGAGCGCCGTGACCTGGTGCTCTCTGCCGCGGGGGTCGCGCTGCGTGCGGCTGAGGGCGGCGCCCGACAGTTCGAGGGACACGCTGCGGTCTTCAACAGCCGAACCGCAATCGGCAACCCGCTGACCTGGGGGTTCTACGAGGAGATCGCCGACGGGGCGTTCTCCAAGACCTTGTCCGAGGGCGACTCCCGGTTCCTCGTCGACCACGACACCCGACTCGTCGTCTCCCGCGTCTCGGCGGGCAGCCTCCGCCTTGCGCAGGACCAAACTGGCCTGGCCGTCAACTCCGACCTGGACGACCGTCTCTCCTACGTCGGAGACCTGATCGTGAACCTCGACAACCGGAACATCACCGGGATGAGCTTCGGGTTCCAGGTCGTCAAGGACGACTGGCAGATGGTCGACGTCGAGACCGTCAACGGCGACAAGGCCGAAGCCGAGCTCCGCGTGATCCGCGAGGTGAAGTTGTTCGAGGTCAGCGCCGTCACCTTCCCCGCCTACGAGGACACCGACGCCGGTCTCCGCTCCGTCGGCGTGGCCCTGGCTGCGCGCGGCAGTGACGCGGCGTTCGACCGTCGGGCGAAGTACCGCCCGGAACTCAACGACTTCCGCCACGAGCCGGGCCCCGTGCCCACTCGGGGTGGTGACGCAACCCAGCCGGGAGAGACCACTGGGGGCCGTCAGGCGATGCACATGGAGATGCTCGCCGCCCGCTACCTGCTCGCGCGGTAGCTGCTCTCACAACCCTTTCCAGCCCCTCACCGCACGGTGGTGGGGCTCTTCGTGCTGGGAGGCACAATGCCCAACCTCAAGACTCTGCTGGACCAGCGGGCGACCGCGTGGGCGGCAGCGCAGGAGTTCCAGGCCCGCGGCGACGACAAGCCGCTGACGGCCGAGGACCGGACGGCGTGGGACGCGGCGCTCGCCGACGTCGAGCGCCTGTCCAAGGACATCGAGACCGAGGAGCGGCACGCCCGCCTCTCGGCTGTCGACTACTCCCAGGTCATCGACGCCCGCGCCGACACCGAGGAAGCCGAGGAGGCCCGGACCCGCCACGGTGGCGACGAGGGCGTCAAGGCGTACACCGCGGCGTACCGGGCGTGGATGCGTGACGGCACGTCGGAGCTGTCCTCCGAGGAGCGCGCCACACTGCGCACCGGGTTCGTCGACGGCAAGGAGCTCCGCGCGCAGGGCGTCGCCACGGGCGCGGCCGGCGGGTACCTCGTGCCCCCGGAGTTCCGGGCCAAGATGGTCGAGGCCATGAAGTTCTACGGGGCGATGCGTGACGTGTCCGAGGTCATCACGACTCAGACCGGTGCGCTGCTCCCGTGGCCGACGAACGACGACACGGCGAACGTCGGTGCGATCCTCGCCGAGAACAGCCAGGTCACCGAGCAGGACGTGACGATCGGGCAGGCCGACATCGGCGCGTTCATGTACACGTCGAAGCTCGTGCGCGTCAGCCTCCAGCTCCTCCAGGACAACGCGTTCGACCTGGAGTCGTGGCTGGCTCGCAAGCTCGGTGAGCGCATCGGCCGGATCCAGAACACGCACTTCACGACCGGCACGGGCTCGGCCCAGCCGGAGGGCGTGCAGACCAACGCCGCGGTCGGGAAGACCGGCGGCACCGGGCAGACGACCAGCGTCACCTACGACGACCTGATCGATCTGGTGCACAGCATCGACCCGGCGTACCGCAACAGCGGCCGGCAGCAGTTCATGCTGAACGATGCCACCCTGGCGTCGGTCCGGAAGCTGAAGGACGGGCAGAACCGCCCGCTGTGGGAGCCGTCGATCCAGATCGGTGTTCCGGACGGGATCCTCGGCCACGGCTACGTCGTGAACCAGGACATGCCCGTCATGGCGGCGAACGCCAAGAGCATCCTGTTCGGTGACTTCTTCGCGGGCTACCTGATCCGTGACGTGCAGGACGTGCAGATGCTGCGTCTGGCCGAGCGGTACGCGGACTACCTGCAGGTCGGGTTCCTCGGGTTCGCCCGGGCGGACGGCACCCCGCAGGACACCGCCGCGTACAAGGCGTACCGCAACTCCGCCACCTGATCCGACTGAGAGAGGACGCAGACCATGGCGACCACGCCGAAGAAGGAGGGCACCGAATCGTCGGTGCTCCAGGACAAGCCGACCGCTTCCGCGGCGAAGGCGGGTGACCATGACCGGATCGTCATGGCGTCGCGTCGCGCGGACGGCAGCATGGACCAGACCGC